GACGAGTATCCGGACGAGCAGCCGATCCTCATTGACGGGTACGAGCTCGATCTCGACACGCTTACAGCTGGAGGCGAGCTCGTCACGATCGAAGAGTTCACCGAAGCAGCCAACGACGCGGGGCTCGACAAGGACATCATGGAGGACTGCCTCGAGGAGCTTCGCGTGCTCTGGCAGGAGCGCGAGGAGGAGGAAGCAGCATGAGCTTCTCCGACCCGGTCCACATCATTGACCACATTCCAAGGGACTTCGACATGAAACGCAAGACACCAAAGCGACCGCTCGAACAGCGTAAGAAAGCAAAGCAGGCTCGGCAGAACGTCGAGCCTTTTTCATGTGAACAACCATCGCTGGTCTGGAAGGTCGTTGTTCTCGTAGGAGCGCTCGCAATTGTTGCGGCAGCGATCTTTCAAGGAGTTTTGAATGGCAGCAATTAAGACTGCAGAGATGGAACGCGATGCCTGGCTACAAGAACGTAGCAAGGGCATCGGCGGTTCAGACGTTGCAACCGTCCTCGGCCTCAACCCTTACAAGACGCCGCTGAGCTTGTGGGAAGAGAAGACCGGCAAGACCAAAGGCTCACCGGCAGGTGAAGCTGCCTACTGGGGAACCACGCTTGAAGACGTGGTTGCGAAAGAGTTCAGCAAGCGCACTGGCATGAAGATTCAGCGCGTGAACTTCCTTCTTTCGACCGGCGAAGACGGGTGGATGCGCGGCAACATCGACCGAGCAATCGTCAACGAACAGATTGCCAAAACGGTCCGTGTCAACAAGCCCGCGAAGGCAGCCGAAACCGGCCTCATGCTTTCGACGGACGTCGGCCTCGAGTGCAAGACCGCCAACGCCTTCATGGCTGACAAGTGGGGACCTTCGCAGGAAGATGAGATCGTGTCCGGCAAGGTCGTCACCGATCACCAGATTCCGCTCTACTACGAAACGCAGATTCAGTGGTACATGGCGGTGACGGGCATCAAGAAGTTCTATGTCGCTGTTCTCATCGGCGGTCAGGACTTCCGAATGTACGAAGTGCAGCGCGATGAGGACGTGATCAAAGCCATCGTCGAAAAGTGCCGCGCCTTCTGGTTCGAGAAGGTCCTTGCTGACGTCGCCCCCGACCCCATCAACGTCGACGACATCAAGAAGCTCTATTCCCGAGACAACGGCGAGTTGAAAGAAGCCAGTAACGACGAAGCTGCCGACATCGGCGAGCTCCGAACGATCAAAGAGCAGATCAAAGAGCTTCAGGAGCAAGAGAAGGCCGTCGCCTCTCGCGTGATCCTCGCCATCGGTGAAAAGACAGGCCTCACGATCGGCGGTCAAAAGGCCGTCACGTTCAAGGCGCAGAACAGCTCTCGCTTCTCCTCCACCGCATTCAAGAAAGAACACCCTGACCTGTACGCAGATTTCGTACAGACCACCTCCACCCGAATCCTTCGACTCGCTTAAAAAGGAAACTCATGTCAACTACTGACGTTCTCAAATCGCAGGTTGCTCCTGCCGCCGCACAGACTGCTGTCGTCCAAGCCGCAAAGAATCCGACGACGCTTCTCGGAATGATCCGACAGCCGAACTTCCAGAAGCAGATGGCACTCGCCATGCCCAAGAGCATGACGCCCGACCGTCTGACGCGCATCGTGATGACCGAGTGCAGGAAGACCCCGGCGCTTCTCAAGTGCGCACCTGAGTCCTTCTACGGCGCCGTCCTCCAGTGCGCCGCCCTTGGCCTTGAGCCCGGCTCCGCGCTCGGGCATTGCTACCTACTCCCCTTCGGCAACGGAAAGGACAAACAAGGCCGTCCGAACGCGCAGTTGATTATCGGCTACCGAGGAATGATCGACCTCGCACGTCGTTCAGGCCAAATCGTAAGCCTGCAAGCCTACTGCGTGCACGAACAGGACACCTTCAACTACAAGCTCGGCCTTGACCCGGACATCGAGCACATTCCTGCGTCGGTTGCGGATCGAGGAAAGGTCACTCACGTCTATGCCGTCGCCAAACTCAAAGGCGGTGGCGTCCAGTTCGAAGTGATGAGCCGCGCAGAGATCGAGAAGGTCCGCACCTCCTCGAAGGCTGGCAACTCCGGCCCGTGGTCCTCCCACTGGGAGGAGATGGCCAAGAAGACCGTCATCCGCCGCCTGTTCAAGTACCTGCCGGTGAGCATCGAAGCCGTCCGCGCCGTCGAGATCGACGAGAAGACTGACCGAGGCGAGGCAACGACGGACCAGGACTTCCTCGATGCAGAGTTCATCGAGAAAGGCGACGTGAACGACGCCGAGTATATCGACGACGCAGTCAACGAAAACAATTAACCCACCATCTCAACAAGGAGAAAATCATGCTTAAAGCCAAATCCTCTGAAATCATCCAGTCCGCTCTGTTCGACATCAACAATCAGTATGACAACCAGATCGACGACATCGACACTTCTCTCCTCGTCGAATCTGCTCTCTTGATCGCCTTCGAAAGCCACAAAAGCGAACAAAAGGAAGTCCTCCAGAATCTCGCCCATTCCGTCTGCAACTACGCACTCACAATCGAGCGCGCCAAAATCGAAAGCGACGAAATCAGTGCTCTGATGTTTGCTTATGACGACACTGAAGAAACCGCTGAAGAAAGCGAGGAAACCGTCGACAAACCCGTTGCTGAAACGGTGCCCGCCGAACAGACGACCGCGTTTGATCCAGAAGCGTTGAAAAAGATCGCCGGTACGTCAATGACTGTTGAAGACAACGGCGACATTCGCTTGAGCTTCAAGCACCAGTAACCCACTCATGCCCCGCTTCGTGCGGGGCTTTCCGTAAGGAGGACGAAGCATGACGCAATGGAAAAACTTCCCAGACACGACGCCGCCGCGCGGCTTGCCGCTCAGGCTCGAAGTCAAAGAAAAAGATCAAAACACTGGCACACCGGAACCGTACTACGGCAAGACCCTTTTTCAGGGGTTTGCGGTTTTCGACGGCCAAGACTTCATCCCGTTCGGCTCGTTCCACCGGCTGCCGATTTTTTGGGACGGCCGGCTAAACGCCTTTGGGCATAAGGATGTGACCGCCAGATACGCTCTGTGGGAGAACGAAGAATGAGCCAGAGAGTAAAAATTGATGAGGCCGCTCAGGCCGCGATTGCCGAGATCGTCGGCATGCCGTGGGCAAAGGACTATTACGACAACACGCTTGACGAGGATCGTGACTTTCTCGCGCTTATTGAAAGGAGCGGGGCCTCTGTAAGAGTCCTAGTCAAAGAAGGGGGATATATCGCCGACATGTGGCACTTCGAAGCCGAGCAAATCGCGAATTCGATCCTGCGGGCAGCGAAGGACGCAAAGGCTTTCCAAAAGGCCCAAACGGAGTGGGTAGGGGTACAGATGCAGCGCCTCAACTGCGAGATCGATGGCACTCAGAACATCTGGGGTTATGAGTTCTACGTCAACGGCAAGCGTTATGGAGTCCACTTCACAACGAATGATAGCTTCACAACGAATAAGAAAATTCGGACGTGCGTCATCGTTGACGGCTCTGGCACTCCTCTTTTCAAAAAAGTGACGGATGACGTGAGCAAGGTTTCGCAAGACGATGCTGCACTCGTGCTCAAGACGTTCCTGCTATCGAAGATCAAGGAGGACGAGGAATGAAGAACGAAAAAGCGCATCGACGCCGTGCACTCTTCGCGATGGAAGCCATAGCTGTATGCGCAACGTCGTGTCGGAATGACTGGAAGAGTCGAACTCCTCCGACCGTGGAGGAGATCGACGAAGCCATCCGTAGATTGTCCTACTGCGTCGGGACGCTGAAGGACTATCGCTCGATCCGCATCCAGATTATGAAGAAGGACGAGAAATGCCTGTCAAGATGAAAAAGGAAATCCGCAAGCGAATCGCTTGCATGATGGGCACAACACAAAAAGCGATCCGCGAAGCAGAAGCGGAATGCGATGGACGAGCGTTCATGTATCACGCAAAAGGTACGCTTAGCGGCTTTTATCTCCTCCACGTCCCTGCCAAAGGCAAGATTGCGCCAACGCTCTTTCCGACTGAGTACTTCGTCAAACAGAAGGAGGACGAGGAATGAACCCGCAAACCATCAATGCGATGGAGATCGTAATGCTGACGATCTTCGTCGTCCTTCGCATAGCCGGCACTTGCTTCATCGTCTGGGCGCTCGCGACGTCAGGCATAACCGTCGGGTACAAGACGATCCTCATCGCACTGGCACTTCTTGTCGGAATTGGTTTCGGTCTCAAGTACCAAAACCCGAATGCACCGTGCGATCCGCAACACTGCATTTTCAAGGAAAACAAGGAATGAAAGCCAAGAAAAAGCGGACAAAGAAATACAACCCGAAGAAACACCGCATCGGCTACCTCGACATGCTCGACATCTCGGCGAACAAGGGACTGTCAGACCGCGCAGCCGCCAGCATCGAGCTCGACTACCGCATTCACCTGCAGTCCTTCAGAACGGAGCCCACGTATGAATCGTGGGCTTACTTGATTGGGCTTCTACTTCTAGCTGACCGCCTGTCCTACGACCTCGAAGAAGGCGAAGAGTTCAGGCGTGAGATTGAGCCGGCATGGCGTCAGGTCGATGCCGCCTGGCGCATCTGGCAAGAGAAGCACGTTATTGCGAAAGAAAACCTTCTGCAAGCAGAAGCCCTGTTGCAGAACCTGATCGAGCTATTCAAGGGCTTCACCTACAAAGAGATGGACCAGGCTCTTCACTACGTGATGAAGCATCACCTGAAACCGGTCCGTGTCATGAAAGAGGAAGGACTGATCGAATGAAGTACCGAGTTCGCGATGAAAAAGCGCGAAGAAAACTAGAGACGTTGTCCGGCGGCAAATTCCACGAGCGTCTGAACAAGTATGCAGCCTCCTTTGCGAATGCTCACAAAGCCGGTCGTGTGACGGACGAGGAGTTTGCCGAGGGCATCACGGTCGGCATCTGGATAGGCGCCTGCCTCGCGCACGTCCGAATCGAGTGGCAGGACATTGAAGAGATCAATGAGCAGGAATGAACAAACATGACAACGAACAATGGCGCTCCTTTAAGAAAGAGCGCCCGGAACGCGGGCACTACCAGATCAGCCTCGTCCCTCGTGACGGCCACAAAGGATTCTGCATGTACGCGTACTTCAACGGACGGGACTGGTTCGACGAGCACAATCGACAGCTGGACGTCAGCAGGTATCAGCTTTCTTTCCGTCCTTGGTGTGAGGACTACGAAGAATGATCGACGAAGAACTGAAAGACATTGCCAGACACTACGGGCGAGACCATCAGACGCTCAAGGCTGCCGAAGAGTTCGGAGAGGCTGCAACTGCGGCTTCACGTCTTGCGCTCGCCCGACAGGCCGAAGCATCCAGCGGAAAGTACCGGTGCATCACCGTGCTTGAAAACGACCTTGCAGAGGAATGCGCCGACTGCCTCGTAATGATCAGTCAGCTCCGCATTCTGATTCCCGGCTTCAGCGCCAAGGTCGACCGGGTAATGCACGAAAAGATCGAACGACAAATCAACCGAATTTCAAAGGAACAACAATGCTGAACATCAACGAAGTGACCATTTGCGGCTGCCTTGGCCGCGACCCTGACCTCCGATATGGGACGAACAACCTCGCTTTCGTTTCCCTGGCCGTCGCCACAAACCGTAGAGTGAAAAACGCGGACGGTCAATACGAAAACGTCACAGACTGGAACACCGTCGTCGCATTTGGCAAGACTGCCGAGACAATTGCCGAGTATCTGCACAAGGGTTCGCCGATCTGGGTACGTGGCCGTCTTCAAACGAGAAAGTACAAAGACAAAAACGGCGCCGACCGATGGGTGACAGAAGTCATCTGCGAGCACTTCCAGTTCGTCCAGAGTGCGAAGGATCGAGCACAACAGCAACAGGCCGAACCGGCAAGACGTTCACGCGTGCAAGAACAAGCCCAGACATATGACGACGGCGAAGTACCGTTTTAAGGAGAACCCATGACCGAAATCATCGCACTGAGTGCGGCAACCATTGGCGGCGAACAAATCCAGACCGTCAACGCGCGTGACCTTCATGCGTTCCTCGGCGTCAAGACCGAGTTCAAGGACTGGATAGCTCGTCGCATCAAAGACTTCGGCTTTGTCGAGAACACGGACTTTTGCTCATTTTTGAGCGAAAGTTCTGGCGGTCGTCCGAGCAAGGAATTTTCCGTTTCCCTCGGCATGGCAAAAGAACTGGCAATGGTCGAACGAAATGCGAAAGGCAAGCAAGCCCGCCTCTACTTCATTGAGTGCGAAAAGATCGCGAAGGCCAAGGCTACCGCTCCGGCGTTGCCGGACTATCCAACGGCGCTGCGACAGCTCGCCTCTTCATTGGAGAAGCAAGCAGCGCTTGAACACCAGGTCGCGGAAGACGCTCCGAAGGTCGCCTTTGCTGAGAGGGTAGAAGCATCCTACGGTGACATGCTCATACGTGAAGCGGCAAAGACGCTCGGCTATCCGGCCACGCACCTCTTTGACTGGCTACGCGCACACTCGTGGATCACAATGAAAAATGAACCTTACGCGGACCGCGTGAAGCAAGGCGTCCTGCGCCCTCGCGTGTCGAACTTCACGCATCCTGAAAAAGGACTGAGCGTGTCGATCACGGCGCACGTAACGCCGAAGGGACTTTTCAGGCTTTACAAGGAGCTCCTGAAGGAAGGCAAGATCACCAAGAACGAACGACTTGAACAGGCGGCGTGAGGAGGTACATCATGACATCAAACAAGTCGATTGATGGCGCTCGCATCCGCGCCATACTCTTCGACCCAAACGTTCCCGATTATGCGTTTCTGACGCAAGAGGAGGTTTTCGCGGCTTTCGGCGCATCTGAGTCAACATTACGACGCTGGGCGATCGAGAGCGGCTTTCCTGATCCTGTGGGCTACCCGGGGATAACAGCGTACCCTATCGCTGCGCTACGCGAGTTCCTGAGCCGCGTGGCAAGAGACTCACGCAACGCAACAAGCAAAAAAACACGGTAAAAACACTTTTTCTCGCCGGTGGTTCTTTTGGTGGTTCTTTTTCTAAAACCCCTCCTCAAACCCTTGTTCCGCGCCCGTTTGAGTATTCCCCCTTCGGGATCATGACTCGGCGTACGAGCTGAGGTTTGTATTTCCCCGCCTTCACGGTTTCCACTATCTCGACGGCGTGCGCACGCAGATAGTCCAGGAGCTCGTCTACGGTCATGCCGTCGACGCCCGGACCGCCACTGTTTGCCTTGACCTGCTTATAAGCTCGGTTCAAGTTGTTCCGTTCAAGGATGGCTTCTAGGGTTACCATTCGTTGCCTTCGCATG